ATTGAGAAAAATAAGGTATTATAAATCCATAAAGCTTGAAAAAATAGCTATGAACTATAAACTTGAAAAGTTTTGAAATGTTGGAGTTACTGCTCCTCCTTTTCATGTTAATTGTATGAACTATAAACTTGAAAAGTTTTGAAATTTAATCTTACATACCAAGGCATTAAAGTTATGGCATATGAACTATAAACTTGAATTATATTTAATATACTTTAAACACTAGAATTTATGCTACTTCAAATTTTTAAGTGGTGTTAATTATGGTGTTTATAGATACAAACTAATACAGCTTTATACAGTCTTTAAATAACAAAGTTTTTGATATAGTAAGGCAAGATTGAATTCTTTTTTCTCTAAAAAATTTGTAAAAAAATGCTGCATTTTATTCTTTTTTATGCTATAATATATAAAAATTTTTGGAGGGATTTATGTGATTTTTAAAAAAGGAGAGCTATTTTCGGGACCTGGAGGCTTAGCATATGCAGCGGTATCGTCGACTTTTAATAATATAAATGGAGAAATTTTTTCTATTGAACATAGTTGGGCAAATGACATTGATTTTGATTCTTGTGAAACTTTTAGAAAAAATATTTGTCCTAATGTTCCAGAAACTGTTATAAATAAAAGTGTGGATGAACTTGATATAAAGAAATTAGATAATATAGATTGTTTTGTATTTGGTTTCCCTTGTAACGATTTTAGTGATGTAGGAAAGAAAAAAGGAACTAAAGGAAGTTACGGAAAATTATATGAATACGGAATAAAAGTGATAAATGAACATAATCCTAAATGGTTTTTAGCAGAAAATGTTCCAGGACTAAAATCTACTAATGATGGTGAAGATTTTAAAAAGATACTAAATGCTCTTGGCACTGCAGGAAAGTATGGGTATGAATTAACAGCTCATTTATATAAATTTGAAGAATATGGAGTTCCTCAATTTAGAAGTAGAATTATTATTGTTGGAATAAGAAAAGATTTAGGACTTAAATTTAAAGTTCCTGCTCCAACAACTAAAAATAAATATGTAACTTCAAAAGAAGCTATTTCAGATATTCCTAGTTGGGCTTCAAATAATGAAATTCCAGCACACAATAAGAGTGTAATAGAGAAATTAAAATATATTCCTGAAGGAAAAAATATATGGTGCAATGAAGTTCCAGAGGAGTTAAAAATAAAAACAAAAGTTCAATTGAGTCAAATCTATAGAAGATTAGATTCTACCAAACCATCATATACTATTACAGCAAGTGGTGGAGGTGGAACACATGGTTATCACTGGAAAGAAAATCGTGCACTAACTAACAGGGAAAGAGCCAGAATACAAACTTTTCCAGATGAATTTGAATTTGTAGGTAAAAAAGAATCTGTTAGAAAACAAATTGGAATGGCTGTACCTCCAAAAGGAGCACAAGTTATCTTTGAAGCTATTTTAAAAACTTTTGCAGGAGTAGATTATGATAGCATTCCTGCAAAATATGAATTTTTATAATGTTAATAATAGAGTAAAATTGATAGAATTATAGATTTTATTAGTGTTACTCTATTTTTAAATTATTTCTAATCTTATTTTATCAAATGCAACAACAGAAACTTTAACTTTATTAGATGTAGTTGCTTTATTATAGTCAAACCATTCTTTTATTAATTTTAAATCTTTTAACCCCTGTAAATTTTTAGCATAAATACTGTTAGAACTTTCTTTACCTGAATGTCCAGTTGTTTTTAGTGTAACTACTTCATTTATTCTAAATCCATCTACAAATTCAGCATAAAATAAGTTTATTCCATATTTATCTCTTCCTAAATATGTACTATTGTATAATTCTAATTCTTTTGCACTTCGTAAGGGGATTTTTATATAACCTTCTCCTTCTTCTCTTTCTCTTCCAGGTGCTCTTTCTATCCCCCAATCTAAATGAATTTCACCTATATCAACAATATATGATCCTAATTTTGCCATGTTACTTCCTCCCTTTTTTATGTAGAAATCTATAATTCTATCTCAATTAATTATAATATATCCATATTTTTTTACAAATATAAAATATAAATGCTTGTTTTTTATACAAAATAATAGCAAAAACCTCTTCTAAAAATCTTAGAAAAGGTTTCTTTTTTTATTGTAATAACTTTATAGTTTCTTCTAAATCTTCTAACTCTTTATGGGTATATACAGATTTTGTTAGATTTATATCTGTATGCCCAATCATAGTTGTTAGAGCAACATCATTTGCTCCGACTTTGTTCATCATACTTGCGAAAGTATGACGGGTATCGTGTGGTGTGTGAGGTGTTCCTAACTCCTCCATTAGCTTTACAAGATTATTTCTAAAGGTACAATAATTAGCTCTTTTACCTTTCCAAGTATAAAGGTACTCTTTCCCTTCTGCTAAAAAGAAGTCTATAAGAGGCTTTATCCTATTATGGATAGGAATAGGTCTTATCCCTGCTTCTGTCTTAGCTTCCTTTATAAAAATAAAATTGTTAACTATATCGGACCTGGTTAAATTTAAAAGCTCACTTATCCTAATTCCAGTATAAATCATAATACATAGAGCCTTTGCTATTCTATTATCCAATGTAAAAAGATTATCTATTTCTTGCTTTTTAAAAGGGATAACCTCTTTAACTTTTATTTTCTTTTTAAGTTTAACCAAGTTAGCATAATTCCTGTCTACTATCTCATATCGCATACCATACTGGTACATTAGAGATAGTACAGCTTTTACTCCATCTTGCCTTTGTTTTGTTTCTATATTATCAAAAAATTCTTGAAGTTCTAAAGTTTTTAACTCCGAGAAAATTCTATCTTTTATTTTAGATATATATGCATTATAAGAAGATTTATAATGCTCTATTGTTATTTCTTTAACTGTTTCTTTATGTTCAACAAGCCATTTATCGTAGACTTGTTTGACAGTTAATTTTTTAAGAAAGAATCCATCTTTTTGTTTAACATATTCCAGTAAAGCCATATTTGCATCAGATTCTTTCTTAAAGTATCCCAAAACTTTTCTTTTAGGATTTCCTTTTTCGCTGAATCCATTAGACACTAAGGCTTTGTATGGATTTTTTAACTTTCTATCTTTAACTTTGTATACAGTCCCAAAACCATTAGCTCTTCTTCCCATTAAAAAAATCACACTCCTTTCAATTTGCATTACAAAAATGAGTGTGATATAATCTAAATAGACATTATAGAAGAGTACCACACTCTTAAGCCTTTTAGTTGTTGGTAGCAACTGAGAGGCTTTTTTTGTTATTTTAATAATTATTTGGACTGAAAAGTCTAATTTCTCCAGTAATTCTTTGTCTTAATCCATCTATAATAATTTCAATTAAATTATCAACATTATCTTTTCCCATTAAATTATAAACTAATTTTTCATCTGCCAGTTTATCTAAATCATCAGTACTAACAACAGTTTTCTTTTCATACATTTTAAATATTTCTTCAGTCCTTGTAACTGCATCTAAATAATCATTTTCATTTTTATTACTTTCAGCATATTCTATCCAAATATCACTTAATTCTTTTTTGAATATATCCATTGTTTCTAATCTTAATTTTAAGAAAACATGATTAATATCAAAACCGAGTGCTATTAATTCTTTAGCATAATTAGATACCGAAATAATAAAAACTACTCTTAAATAATCTGGATTATTAATAGCTTTATAATATTTCTCTCTAACAGATTCAGTTTTAGCCTTTCTGGCAGCTCTTATTAAATCTTCACAAACAATTAGAGAATGTTCTACAATATTTGTAGATAAATCTTTCATAATTTCTTTTAAAGACTCTTCGTCTTCTGCTCCTAAGGCATTTAATCTAATATTTTCCTTAACTCTATTTTCCATAAAATTTCTTGTATATTCTTTACCTCTACCAATTCCCCATAATCTTGTAGAATATCCTGTTGGAGCATTAGGTAAATTATATTCTTTTAATTTTAATTTCATATTTAAAGCAACCCACATTAAAATACAACTTCTTTTTTGTTCGTACGTAAAAAAATCTAAGGGCTTAGTTCCGTAAAAATTAGATAGATCCATCTTCATCTTCTCCTTCTTCTATTTTTAAAATTAAGCTATCATCTAATATTTCTTCTAAATGTTTTTGATATTTTTTTAAATTTTTTAGTGTTGTTTTTATTGGATTTTTTATTTTATTTTTTATATTAGTATCATCTGTTATTAATGTATCAAGTATTAACATTTTCCCCTCTAATTCTTTATTGAAATCTATTAAAACTCTATTTATAGATGCTATTTTAGAAAAAATATTATTTTCATTTCTCATCATTTCATAAGTTTCTAAAATTTCTTTCTCAAATTCATTAATTTCTTTTTTAGAAAGAAGAGAATTGATAGAAGCTTTTAAATTTTCGGGAATAGTTTTAATTCCTTTTTCATATAAAGAAATTTGGCTTTGACTAGTTTTTAAAATTTTAGCAAAATCTTTTTGAGTTAAATTCAATTTTTTCCTAATTTTTTTTAAATTATTTTCCATCTTCTCTCCTTTCAAAATATTTTAAAATATTCTATATCTATATTTTGTATTATATAACAATATTAAAATAAAGTCTAAAATATTTCAAAATATTTTATATTTATTTACTTCAATCTAAAATGAATAATGTAAATAGTTTTTTCTTCATAAAATCTCTCCCTTTTTTAAAATTTTATAAATCGATCATAACTTTAACAACTTTCCCATATTCTTTAAAATCATCAAATTCATTCACAACTTTATCATCATAAGCTAAATTAAATGAATGTAGAATTAATCTGTCTTTTACTACTTTTTTTTGTTTAACAAAATTTTCATCATTTAAGTTAAATGCACCTATTTCTCCACTTTCGATTTGGATATCCTTTTTTATTATTATAGTAGAGCCATTAGGTATTTTAGGTTCCATACTATCGCCTTTAACTTTTACAGCAAAGTATGTTGTCCCATTCTTTTTTAAACCAAAAACAGGTATCATTTCTATAAATTCAGAAGCAGATGCTCCGTATCCTGCTGATATACTTTCATATAAAGGTATCATCATATACTCACTGTTGACCTTATCTATATCAAAATTTGATTTATCTTCTTTTTTATCTTCCCACCCCATTAGTATTTCAGGTTCTATTTCCAAAGCTTTAGCAAAAAGAGGAATTTTTGAAAAAGGAATATCAGATAAACCTAATTCAATTTTATTGATAGATGATCTTGATTTATATCCTAATTTATCTGCCAGTTCTTCTTGAGAAAGTCCTAATTCTTCTCTTCTTTTTTTTATAATGTCAGCAGTATTCATAAGATACCTCCTTTTGTTTTTTTGTTTTATTTATATTTTTATGATTGAATTATAACAATAAGTAGAAAAAAAATCAACTAAAAATATAAAAAATTTAAAAAAATTGTAGAAAAAAAGTTGACAAAATAAAAAAGAGATGATATTATTATTTTGTAGAAAATAAATCTACAAAGAGGAGGTGAAGTTATGTCTAAAAAAAATAAAAGTATCAATCCAGTAAACTATAAGAAACTAAGAGACTATATAGATAACAGTGGATTAAAATATACTTTTATCGCTAAACAAATAGGATTAAAGTCAGCTCAAAGTTTACAAAGAAAGATAGATGGGGAATTTGACTTTAAACTATCGGAAGTAAAAATTTTAATAGATGTATTGGGTCTAAGTTGGGAGAAAGATTTAAAAAAAATCAAAGAAATTTTTTTATCTAATTAGTAGAAAAATTTTCTACAAAAATAAGGAGGTGGGGGAGATAGAGAGATTAGAAATTATATGTAAATTAATGATATGCATAATATTTTTAATCAAAGGTCTTATTGATTATTTTAAAAAGAAAGACAATGATTTTTTAGTAAAAATTCAGATTTTGCTGGGTAGTTTAGGCATTTTTCTATGTTTATACTTTCTTGCAATATACTAATAATTAAAGAGTGAAAAGCACTATTATAGTCATATTCAAGAGGATCAAATGAATGTAATATTTGAAACATTTTCATAGAATGAACATCGATATATTTAAGATTTTTGTAAATAATAAAAAAAGATTTTTTAGTAAATTTATTATTATTTACATCAAGCGGCATGTGATTATAATGATATTTTATCATTAACTCAACAATTGGAGAATACAAATTATCATATCTTTCTTTAAAAGATAATCTTATCTGCTCTGATTTATTCTGTCTTTTTCCAAGAATATAAGTTGCAGATAAAAGTATAAGTTGAATAAATAACGATAAAAGTTCTTTCATTATAAATAAACACCTCGCAAATAATTTTCTTAAATTATAGCACAGTAGAGGTAAAGAAAAAAGGAGGGGTATATGGAAGACTTATATTTTAAAAACAAGGCTACAAAAATAATATTTGGACTTGCAGAACTTGAGGGAAAAGCTCAACTAGATTTACTAGGAATAGATTTGGAACACTATTCTAATAAGAAACTAGCAGAGAAGTGGTACACAGAAACAAAAGAAAAATTAGCTAATTCTAATCATCCAAAATTAGATGAAGCTATGAAGAATCTGGAAAAACTTTATAAGGGAATGAGATAGGAGGATTTAATATGAGAATACACAAAAAAATAAATATAAATAAAGAAGAAATAGAAAAAAGTATAAAACACTATGACTTGATAAGAAGAGCAAAACGTTGGATTGCTGACTATAACAAAGATAAAGATGAGGAAATAGTTTTCACTTATACAGAAAATAATAGTAAAGCTATAGAATGGGGGTATTTGCAAACTTGTGATATAGACTACCTAGATTCTTATTTTGTTGGAGTGTTGGGGATGAAAGCAATAACAAAAAGGGCTTGGAATAATAAAACTGCAGATAGAATTTATTTTTTTGAAGAATAGGAGGAATAAATGCACTGTAATACATTAAAAAAATATTGGAATAAAATACCATTTCCAAGCAACATAACACTTATGGAAGCTGTGGAAATTATAAAAAAATATATAGAAATGGAGGGGAAAAATGGAATTTAAAAAAACTAGTTTAAAAAAAGTTATAGTTCACAAAATTAAATGGGTACTTAGAATTCTTAATTATCCATTTAAGAAGTTAGAAAGCTGGATGTAAAGGAGGTGTATATGGAAAAGAACAGTTACACAGTTGAAGAAGCAGCTAACAAAATGGGTTGTACAGTACAAGCTGTAAGAGAACAAATAAAGGCTAATAAAATTAGTGGTTGCTCTTGTATAAAAAAAGGTAAAAACTGGGCTTACTATATCCCAAAATTGGCATTTGATAACCATTTAAGAGGTGCGAATGCATTAGATATAGAAAATATAAAAGAGGCAGTAAAGATAGCTTTTAAAGAAGTTTTATCAGAAATGGTGGAAAAAGAAGTGGAAAGGAGGTTAGCACAATGAAGAAATTGGCATTAGTTTTAGCAAGTATTTTGGCTATAAACAAAAGAAATAAATTTTTTAAAGGAGGGATTGGAATGTTAGCTAAAAAAATAATGAGTTTAGATGTAGAAAGTAACGGTCTTTGGGGGAATCCTATATCGATAGGTTTTACTCTTGAAGATAATGGAAATGTTTTAAAAAAGGCAGAAGCTTGTTACATCAACGAACAAGTGGAAAAATATGATGATTGGGTAATGGAAAATGTTATTAACCCACTAAAAGAAAATAAGGAAGTTATACATTTTAATAGTTATTTAGAACTTTTAAAATGGTTTGCTACGGAATATACGAAAGTTAAAAATGAATATACTGTTCTTTACCATATGGGACACATAGTGGAAAGTAATTTATTTAAAGAATTAAGAAATAATAACCTTATTGGAGATTGGGATGCACCATATACACCTATAGAAATGTCGGTTTTATTAGGTATTAATGGATTTAATCCTGATAGTGTTGATGTTTTAGTTAAACAAGGTTTAATAGAAAAACCAGCAAAATCACAAACTCATCAAGCTTTATATGATGCAGAAGTTTGCGGTAGAGCTTACTGGTTTTTAACAAAGAAAAACATCTGAACCAGGCGACCAAACCAAATCAGATGTTCAAAACAAATAGGGTAGGTATTACTCTACTTACCCTTGATTTTACACTAAATATTTAAAAATATCAAGGAGGAAAAAGTGAATATAAAAGAATTAAAAGCGGAAGCAAAGAAATTAGGACTAATTGGATATAGTCAATTAAATAAAGAGGATTTAGAGTATCTTATAGCTGTTTCTAAACAAGAGGTTATAGAAATGTCTAAGGAGGAGTTTAAAACCTCTCTATCAAGCCATAACGAAGTATACGACTATGATAATGAAGAAGAATGGCATAAGTTAAGAGAAAAAAGAATAGGTGGAAGTGATGTAGGAGCTATCTTAGGAGTAAATCCTTACAAAAGTATTATAGATGTTTACATAGACAAAACAGAAGGCTCTACATTTAAAGGAAATGCTGCAACTCATTGGGGACATATGCTAGAGGGAACAGTTATAAAGGAGTTTGCTAGTAAGCATAGTGAACTAATTGTATACGAAGCACCATATTCTATTGTGGATAATTTCTTTATAGCCAATTTAGATGGGGTTTTAAAAGACAAGGAAACAGGAGATTATGGAGTTTTAGAAATAAAGACAACTTCTATTTGGAACAAAAAAGAATGGGAAGAAGATACAATTCCACAAAGTTATTATGCACAAGTACAGCATTATCTTATGTTAACAGGATATAAATTTGCTTATGTTGCAGTTCTGATTGGAGGACAACAATATAAAGAATTTAAAGTAGAGAGAAGTGAGGAAGATATAGAACTTATTAGAAATAAGGCTACAGAATTCTATGATGAAAATATTTTAAAATTAATACCACCTATGCCAGATGGTTCAGATGCATACATGGAACATTTAAAGAGAAAGGCAATGGAAATAGAAGAAAATACAGTTATAGAATTTGTAGATTTAGAAGATAAGGCTGCAAAGATTAAAGAATTAAGTAAAGAAATTAATTCTTTAAAGAAAGAGCAGGATCTATTAAAAGAACAAATAATGTTGGAACTTATAAATAATGGTACTCAAAAGGGAGTTGCTGGAAAATTCAAATTTAATATTCAAACTAGAAAAAGTCCTGATTTTGAGGCTATGGCAAAAGAAAACTTGGAATTAATGGAACAATACAAAGAATTAGAAAGTAAACATCAAAAAACATCAAAATTTTTAATGGTTAGATAATAAAGGAGAGTAGATAAAATGGGAACAACAACAGCAAAAAATAGCTTAACAGCAAATAATGGAACAACAGCAGTAGCAGAAAAAAAACAAAAAACAATATTTGATGTAATACAAGCAGGAGCGAAGCAATTTGCAACAGCATTACCAAAACACATAAATTCAGATAGATTTGTAAGAATAGCAATAACAACTATAAGACAAAATCCAAAGTTAGCACAATGTAATCAAGAAAGCTTATTAGGAGCATTAATGGTATCTGCACAGTTAGGATTAGAACCAGGAGTATTAGGACAATGTTATTTAATTCCTTATGGTAGAGAATGCCAATTCCAAATTGGCTACAAAGGAATGATAGAACTTTTAAGAAGAAGTGGGCAATTAAAGGATATCTATGCCTACTCTGTATATGAAAATGATGAATTTGAAATGACTTATGGCTTAGATAGAGATTTAAAACATAAACCAAACTTACAAAACAAGGGAAACTTTATAGGTTGCTACTGTGTTGCAGTTTTAAAAGATGATGCAAGAGCTTTTGAATATATGACAAAAGAGGAAATAGAAGCACATGGAAAGAAGTTTTCTAAAACTTATGGTAATGGACCTTGGAAAACAGATTTTGAGGCTATGGCACACAAGACAGTAGTTAAGAAAATGCTTAAATGGTTACCAGTTTCTGTAGAATTTTTAGAAATGGCAAACAAAGATGAAAAGACATTTAAGGTTGCTGATGAAAAAACTGGAGAAACAGAAGAAATAATTGTTCTGGATGATGGAATGGTTGTGAATGGAGAAACTGGAGAAATTATAGAAGAACCAAAAGATAATGGTAAGGATATTATAGATAATGTTGTAGAGGGATTATTCCCAAACAATTAGGAGGCAGTTATGAATGAAATAATAAATAAAGATAAAATTACAAGTTTAGAAATAGTAACAGAAATAAATAAATTTAGAAAACAAGAAGGGAATAAAAATGAATTGAGACATGATAATTTATTACAAATCATAAGAGATGAATTTTCTGATGAAATTTCACTCCTAAAAATTCAGGAGTCAACTTATAAAAATGATAGAGGTAGAGAATACCCAATGTTTATTTTAAGTCTTAATCAGGCTAAACAAATCTTAATGAGAGAAAGTAAATTTGTTAGAAAAGCAATGATTAACTATATAGAAAAGTTAGAAGAAAAAATAAAAAATCCATTTGCTAACTTATCTATACAGCAAATGATGATAGCAACTTTACAGGAACAAGAAAAGATTGTAGACAGAGTAGAAGTTTTAGAAAACAAAGTTGACAATGAAATAAGGGTAGACAATGGAGAACAAAGAAAAATACAAAGGGCAGTTGCTACAAGAGTATATCAAAGATTGGATATTGTTCCAGAATTAACAGAAGATAAAAAATATATGTTCCAAGCTATATATAGAGATTTAAAAGATAGATTTGGAGTAGCAAGTTATAGAGATATTAAAAGAAAAGATTTAAGAGATTGTTTAGAATATGTCTCTGCATGGATAGAACCAGCAGACCTAAGAAGCAAATAGGAATATGCAAAAGGAGGTAGAGGAGCTTGGAAGAAAAAGAGCCTTATTTCCAAGTTCCTAAAAGCCTTTTTAGGAGCTGGAGAACAGGAGAAATAAATAGTACAACATTTGCAATATATATGTTAATGCTAGATAGATATAAGATTTCTTATTTAAAAGAAAATAGAAATAAATTTACAGATGAGGGCGGAGAAATATTCTTTTATTATTCTTACAAATCTCTTGCTGATGATTTAAATATAACAAGAAGAAATGAAATAGCCAAAGCTATACAAGAATTAGAGAAAATTGGGTTAATAAAAAGCAAAAAAGTTTATGGGAAAGCTACTATGTATTACATAACCAGTAACCTAAACGATACTAGTACCAGTAACCTAAACGATACTAGTACCAGTAACCTAAACGATACTCTAATAATAATAAATAATAATAAGAATAATATTAATAAAAATAATACTAATAACTCAATAGAGTGCAGCAGTAGTTTTAGAAATGAAATTAGATTATTGATTGGAATGAGGAAAATAACAGTTGATAGGATTTTAAAATATTGCAATAGCATTGAAAGAATAAAAGAAGTTATTAGTTATGCTAATAAAACCAATAAGGGAGATGGATATATAATATCTGCACTTAAAGAAAATTATAACTTAAAAGAACTCGACAGCAATGAAAATACGGCTGACCCCTGCAATGCAGGAAAAAAGGATTATAGTATGAGCATAACAGAAGCTCTAAAATTAAGTAGAAACAAAGAAAAATCTACTTCTAATAAACTCGACAGGAAAAAAGAATCGCCTGACCATAATAGAGAAAAGGATTACAACTTAACAATAGATGATGTACTCAACGGAGGTGGGAAGAAGTGATTCATAAAATTGATGAACTTACAAATAACTTTAAAGAACCAACTACCGAACAAATTAACAACTACAAGACTTGGAAATGCGAAGAATGTGGAGAAATAATACTTGAAACATTAGAGAATGGGGAAACTATAAGCCATATTTGTAGTTGTAAGAAGCAAAAACAAACACTTTACAGGATTGAAAAGTTTAAAAAGCTTTCAATCACTGATAGAAATTCAGGGAATGACACTTTTAATAATGCTGTCTTAACTTGTGATGCAGAAAAACAGTTGTATGGCAAAATAAAAAAATATGTGCAAGGTTATGATAAAGTCCTAGAAATTAATGATGGATTATTATTTTTAGGGAAACCAGGAACTGGAAAAACATTTCTTGCAAACTGTATTTGCAATTATTTAATTAAGCATAATTACACTGTTTTAAGTTTTAATCTTGGGAGTTATCTAAGAACTTTGAAAGATGATTTTTCTCAAGAAACTACATTCTTAAAAGCAGTTGAAGATGTAGATATGTTGTTTTTAGATGACTTAGGAAGCGAAAAAGTATCAGATGAATGGGGAAAAGAAAAGATATTTGCCATTATTGATACTAGATATAGAGCTGGTAAACCAATTTTAATAACAACAAACTTAGATATAGTAGAACTTAAAGACTTTTTAGAGTTTAGAAAGTCAGATAAAATTTTAGATAGAATTAATCAGATAACTAAACAATTTAATTTTAATTGGGCTTCTAAGAGAAAACCAAAGAGTAAATCGTTTTGGGAAATTTAAAAAAATAAAATAATCGTTTAGAGGTTGTTTTTAAGAGTTTTAAAATTAAAAATGATAAATTATACCACTGATGTATTGAAAATCATTTTTTCGACTATGTGGTAAAGTCAAAATTGATTTTAAAACTTATTTATAACCTCAAAAATGAGTTAAAAAAATCAAGGAGAAAAATATATGATATTTATAAGTGGAAATACTCCAAGTTCTAAAAATAGTAAAAGAATAATAACAATTACCAATAAAAAAACTGGGAAGAAAACAACAAGGTTAATAAATTCAGAAGTTACAGAAAAATATATTAAAAACTCAAAAGCAGACTGGATTTTAAATAAAAGAAACTTTCTAAAAATGTTAGAAGGTAAGGAAAAACCTTATAGAATAGAACTTTATTTTATCAGAGATTCAAGAAGAAGATTTGATTATATCAATGCAGCACAGATAATTTTTGACTTAATGCAAGAATATGGCTATATAGAAGATGATGATTCTACTAATATAATACCAGTCTTTAAAGGCTTTGAAGTTGATAAGGCTAGAACTGGAGTAGAAATAAGTGTAATTTAATTTTTTAAGGAGGAAGCAATGGAAAAAGAAAATGTATTAGAGATAGAATTTTTAAAAGTTTGGGATAATTGGGCTTGGAGAATAGTTAAAAATGAAATTCCTTTTTCAGATAAATCCAAAGAAATAGAGTTTAATAATATAAAAATGAAAAAAGATAGAACAGAAACTATATTTATTTATGATTGTGTTTTTGACAAGTTTGAAAATATGGAAGATTATATATTAATAGATGACCAAGAAAAAACAGATTTAGAAAAATTTATAGATTATGTTAATAAAAAATATAGAAAGAGATGGAGAGCTAAAATTGGTGATTGTTATTATTCTATTTCTCAAAGAAACCTCGTATTTTGTTCCAAAGAAGAAGAAAGAATGCTAGATACTGATTTATACAATTTAGGAAACTACTTCAAAACAGAAGAAGAAGCTGAGAGAGTTATACTTGAATTAGATAACTTCTGGGCTAAGGTAAGAGCAGGAGAGATTGGAAATGATTAAAATAATAAAAAATAGCGAAATAAATAAAACAACAAAATATAGATTTTATGGAGTTAGATGTAATTGTTGTAACAAAACTAATAATGTAAATGTATTAGATATTAGAGCAGAGGGCAGTAATTCAGGCATAATAATAGCTATATGTAATAAATGCTTACAAGAGTTAAAAAAGAAGATAGAAGATTTGGAGGTTGAAAATGTGGAAGTGTAAAAAATGTGGTGAAAAAATTCAAGGGTACTATACAGGTCTTGTTGATATTGATAAAAAAGGTTGTGCAATAGATGGGACTCAGGAAGAGGAAGAAGTTATAAAATATTTTTGTGGTTGTGATGAACATATAAGATATAGAAGGATAGAAGAGCTTAAAAAAGTAGCTGATTGGGAGGAAGATGACTAAAAAAATTCTTGATGTATGCTGTGGGTCAAAGATGTTTTGGTTTCAGAAAGAGAGAGATGACACAGTGTATATGGATAATAGAGAAATTGAAGATGTATTATGTGATGGAAGAAAACTAATAATAAAGCCTGACCTTGTTGCAGATTTTAGAAATATACCTTTTCCAGATAATAGTTTCAAGCTAGTAGTTTTTGACCCTCCACATCTATTAAAAGTTGGAGAAAAAAGCTGGTTAGCTAAAAAGTATGGCCATCTAGGTAGTAACTGGAAAGAGGATATAAAGCAAGGTTTTAAGGAATGTTTTAGAGTATTAGAATCTTACGGAGTTTTAATATTCAAATGGAATGAGGAACAAATTAAACTTAGTGAAATATTAAAACTAACTGATGTTAAGCCTCTTTTTGGTAATAAGAGAGCTAAAACACATTGGTTGGTATTTATGAAAGAGGAAGTGAGATAATGAAATACTTAAAAATAAAAACAACAGATAAAAGAATAATTATAATAGATTTGGAGAAAGTTGTAAGTTATATGGTTGGAGATGATTTTGTAAATGTAAATTATTATGGTGATGATTTTTTTCATTTTACAAGAGAAGATGATAAGTTTGGGATACAAGTAGAAAATTTTGAAATATTGAAAGTTTTTATACAAAATTTAGCAGGAGAAGAAATATGATTAAAAGGCCAGAAAATTTTAAAGATATATTAAAACTGCAAAAGCATTTAGATAGAATTAGATAGGAGGGCTAAAATGATAGATGAAGCAGAATTATTTGAAAAAATTGAGAGTAAACAATTTGAAATAGATTATGATAATAATGTTACTAAAAGTATAGAAGAATATTCTAAAGCAAAAGGACAGATAGAAGCTTTAGAGTGGGTCAAAAGATTAATAGCAAAAGCAAGCAGTGATGATTTTATGATAGATAATACAATTAAGCTTGGAAAGGAATGGGATTAATATGTCATTAGAACAAATAATAAAAGATTTAGAAAAGCAAGGATATATAGTAAAAACTATATTTCCAATACTTCCAAACAGTTTTGGATTTAATGATAGTTTTGAAAACTTGATTAATGACAATGGTTTTTGGCTAGAAGATATAACATATCCAGAAGGGCACAAAGAAATAAACTTTGGAGAGGATATTGAAGATTTTGAATTTACAATAGAGGATTTTAACAATATCAAATGGAACGGTTATAATTGGTTGGTTGTTATAGATAGAAAAACAGGAGAATATTTTGGTACTTCGTATCTTCAAGTATACAAAGATATATTAAATTTAAAAGTGGAGGGGTAAGAGTGGAAATATGGAAAATTATATTAATTAGTTTGATAATATCAATCATCGTAGATAGAACTCAGGTTGAATTAAAATATAAAAAATCAAGGTATTTGGTTGTATATAATTTTCAGACTTATACAGGAAATATTTATATAGATATTAATACTTTTGAATTAACTTATGAAGTAATTGAAAAGATGAGACAACATATTATTGAAGTAAATAATTTAGATAAATCAGAAAAAATTATAATATTGAATATTATTCAGATAAAGGAGTAAAAATGGCAACACAGGAGCAAAAGATTGTTTTTAGGAAAATGGAAGAAATATTAAGAAATTATCCAAAGTATCAGAAAAGGATAGAAGTAGAAATAGAAAATTTAAAAAATCCACAAATAAAAAAATCATGTGGACCTGGTGGACATGGTGGAGGGTGCTATGATTATAAAAGTGAAATGGAGCAGATAGAGGAACTTAAACAAAGAATTTCTAATAATATTAGCAGATATGAAGAAATAATTTTTAGGATAGATGAGTGTTTGAGTATGGTTAAAGACCATAAAGATTATAATTTTATCCAATTAAAATACTTTGATAATAAGACATATGAAGAAATAGCTGATGTACTTAATATTTCTCTAAAAAGCACTTATGGAATGAGAAATAGAATTCTAGAGGCTTTGGAGATACATTTTAAGACCCAAAGATTAATAGAATTTTAGTAAAGGTAAAAACAGGGTAAAAAAGGGGTAAAAATAGGGTTATTGTAAGGTAAAAATTTATGTGATAGTATGTTAGCATGTAGCAAAGTATAGAAGTTCTGAAGAACTTCCTCCTTATTGAAATAAATTACCATAGTAGTTCAAGACTCTACTCTAAAAAAGTCTTGCCATATTGGGGCATTAGCTCAGTGAGTAGAGCATAGGTTTAAATCCTGATAGTCATTGGTGCAAATCCAATATGCCCCCTTTAAAATATTTCTGTTAAAACTCTTGTAGATTTACAGGAGTTTTTTGTTTATAAAAAGTGAGGTGAAGTAGCATTGAAATTAAATGCAAGACAAAAGGCTTTTTGTGAATATTATGTAGCTAGTGGAAATGCTACTGATGCTGCAATAAAGGCTGGGTATAAAGAGAAGAATGCCAGAAAAGTTGGTAGCGAAAACTTGACAAAAACGGACATAAAAGCCTATGTTAAAGAATTAATGGATAAAGCTGAATCTGAAAGGATAGCAAGTGCAGAAGAAGTTCTACAACACTTAACAGCAATGATGAGAGGAGAAATACAAGAAGAAGTTGTAGTGATAGAAGGGAATGGTGATTATAGTTCGTCTGCTTCTGTCATAAAGAAGCAAGTATCAGCTAAAGAAAGAATAAAAGCTGCAGAACTCTTAGGAAAAAGACATGCTTTATTCACTGATAAAACTAAGATTGAAGGGACTTTACCAGTTATGATTGTTGGAGAAGACGATTTAGATGAGTAAATATATAAAAATAAGTTTACCTCAAATCGTTGGGAAAGGCTATAAATCGTTTTGGAACTTCAAGGGTAGGTATAAGGTAGTTAAAGGTTCTAGAGCCTCAAAAAAGAGCAAGACAACAGCTCTATGGATAATCTATAACATGATGAAATATAAGAATGCTAATACTCTTGTTGTAAGAAAAGTTTTTAGAACTCTGAAAGATAGTTGCTATTCAGATTTAAGATGGGCTATTAATAGATTTCAAGTTCAAGATTATTGGGAATTAAAAGAAAGTCCACTTGAAATGACTTATAAACCAACTGGGCAAAAGATTTTATTTAGAGGTTTTGATGATCCATTAAAAATTACATCAATTTCAGTTTCAGTAGGTAGTTTGTGTTGGTGCTGGGTAGAAGAAGCCTATGAACTAACAGATGAAACAGCATTTAATATGCTTGATGAAAGTATTAGAGGAGTTGTAGAAGAACCTTTATTTAAACAAATTATTTTAACCTTTAACCCTTGGAATGAAAGGCACTGGTTAAAATCTAGATTCTTTGATAAAGTTGATGATAATACATTAGCACTTACAACTAATTATCAATGTAATGAGTGGTTAGATGAGGCTGATAAAAAATTATTTGAAGATATGAAAAAGAATAACCCTCGTAGATATCAAGTTGCTGGACTTGGTAACTGGGGAATAGTAGATGGTCTTGTCTATGAAAATTGGCAGGAATTAGAATTTGATTGGAGAGAAATTTTAAATAAAAGACAAAAAGCAAAAGCAGTATTTGGGTTAGATTTTGGATATACCAATGACCCAGCTGCTTTTTTTTGTGGAATATTAGACATGGAACAAAAAGAAATTTATGTTTTTGATGAAGTATACCAAAAAGGAATGCAGAATACAGCTATTTACAGCAATATAGAAAAATTAGGTTTTAAAAAAGAAATTATAGTTGCTGATAGTGCTGAGCCAAAAAGTATAGACCATTTAAAAGGTTTAGGACTATATAGAATAAAAGCATCTAAAAAAGGGAAAGATAGTGTCAATGCTGGAATACAGTTTATTCAAGATTTTAAAATTTTTATCCATCCTAGGTGTGTAAATTTCTTAACAGAGATTTCTAACTATGCTTGGGATAAAGATAAGTTTGGAAAAGCAACAAATAACCCAATTGATGATTTCAACCACTTAATGGATGCTATGAGATATGCACTTGAGGATTATATGCTTGGTGATGGATACAATTGGAATTTATAAGGGAGTAAAGTATGTTTGAGTTTATAAAGAACTTGTTTAGGAGAAAAAGAGATATGAATGGAGTACCTATAAAAGAATTAGAACTAATAATAAGAAATTTCTTGGCTAGTGCTAAACTAAAAGAAATGCAACTAGGAGATAATTATTACAAAGGTAAGCATGAAATTTTAAATAGAGTTAGAAAAGTAATAGGACAAGATGGAAATTTAGTTCCAGCAGCTAATTTGACTAATAATAAAATTGTAGATAATAAATTTGCTGGTGCTGTGGATCAAAAAACAGATTACTTATTATCAAAAACACCTAGTCTTTCATCAAAAAATGAAAAGGACATGGATAACTTAAATAAAATATTTAATAGTAAATTTTTTAAGCTATTGCACTCAATAGGTAAAGAGACTTATTTGAATGGAATAGCTTTTTTATATATTTATTACAATGAAAAGAGTGAGTTTTCTTTTAAAAAATTCAAAGGAAGCGAAGTTATTCCTATATGGAAAGATAACGACCATACTGAACTTGACTATGTTATAAGAATATATAAAACTAAAAAATTTACTGGATATGATTATAAAGAAATTACTAATGTTGAGGTCTATACATTAAACGGAATAGATTATTACACTTGGAATAATGGACTAAGTCCTTTAATTAAACATGAAAATTATATGAAGTTAGTAGATAAAGAATTTAACTGGGAATATTTGCCTGTTATTCCATTCAAAGTAGATGAAACAGAATTACCTTTAATTATGAAAGTAAAAAGCATCCAAGATGCAATAAATGAAGTAATAAGTGATTTTAAAAATGACATGGAAGACAATTCAAGAACTACTATACTTGTTGTAAAAAACTACAATGGACAAGGTGGTACATTAAGACACAATATGAATCTTTATGGTTATATCCCTGTTGGCTCTGATGGAGGAGTGGACCAATTAACAATTGAAGTTAATGCTGGAAACTATGAAACTATTTTGAAAATACTAAATAAATCTTTTATAGAAAATGCAAAAGCTTTTGATGCTAAGAGTGAAAAACTTCAAGGAAATGTAAATCAAATGAATATTCAATCTATGTATTCTGATATAGACTTAGATGCAACAGCACTTGAAAGAGAATTTAAAGCTTCTTTAAAAATGGTGTTATGGTTTGTGAAGCAACATTTAAAAGCTAACTTTAATGAAGATGACATAGATATCATATTTAACAAAGATATTTTAATTAATGAAAGTCAAGCTATTGAAGATTGTCAAAAGTCTGTTGGAATATTAAGTACAGAAACGGTAGTTGCTCAACATCCTTGGGTAAATGATTCTAAAACTGAATTAGAAAAAGTAAAAAGAGAAAAAGAAAGCTCTATTGAAGAAATAGAAGAAACTTATGAAGGTCATAATCATGAGTAATAACTATTGGATAGATAGATTTACAGCTGAAGAAAATAGAATCAATGAATTATCTAAGGAACAAGTGAAAGAAGCTAAAAAACAATATGATATAGCTTTAAAGAATACAAATCAAAAAATCTATGAGTTTTATGCTAAGTATGCAAAAGATAATAATATTTCTATGTATGAAGCAAAACAAAGATTTAACAAAAAAGAATTGAAAGAATTTAAAATGTCTTTGAGTGAATATGTTAGAAAAGGTAAAAGCCTCAATATAAGTTCCGATGACAGTATTATAAAAGATTTAAAGAATGTTAGTTCAAGAGTTCATATTGAGAGATTAGAAGCCTTAAAAATGGAAATTAAAGCTGAAATTGACTTATTAGCTAAGACTATGGAAAATAATTTAGATAGACATTTAAGAGAAGTTTACAAGGATACTTATTATAGAAGTGCTTACAGTATTCAAAAAGGCTTAGATAAGTTTTCTAATATAGAAAAAATAAATCCTGAACTTCTTGAAAATTTGGTATACAAACCATGGACAAAGGACAATACTAATTGGAGTAAAAGAATTTGGAGTAATGATAGTAAGTTAGTTAATACTTTACATACTAATTTAACCCAAAATATCATAACAGGAAAACCATTGAAAGAAGTTATTGACACTGTTGCAGAAAGATTTAATGTCGAGAAAAATATAGCATCTAGGCTAATAATGACAGAAAGTGCAGCATATCATTCAAAAGCAAAAGAAAAATGCTTAAAAGATTTAGGTTGTGAAAAATATGAAATTATAGCAACTCTTGATGATAGAACTTCATCTATTTGCAGAAGTATGGATAGTAAGGTATTTGATATGAAAGATTATCAAGTTGGAGTTACTGCTCCTCCTTTTCATGTTAATTGTAGAACAGTTACAGCTCCTTACTATGATAAATTAGATGGAGATATTAACCTAAGAGCTTCCAGAACAGAAGATGATGATTATGAGCTAGTAGATATTAAAAATTATCAAGATTGGTATGATAGGTATGTTGAGAAACCGCATTATATTTTACATGCTAATGATGAAGGTAATTTTGATTATAAAGACAAAGCAAATGAATATCATTGGCTTTTCAAAATTGATAAAGTAGATTATAATAGTGTTAGAGAAGTATTTTCTCAATATGAGGCAGGAATGGCAGATTTAAGCTATGAAACAGCTATTGTTGTAAGAGCTGATGGAAATGTTTTTGGCATTATTGGTGGAGAAAATTTTGTTAATAGTCAAGTAGTTGGAGATTTAACAGGAGCTTATATAACACATAATCACCCTAAAAAATATACTGAATTTTCTTTCAGTGATGAAGATATAAATTCTTTTATTGAATATAAATTAGCATATCTAAAAGGATTGGACTATAAATATGAATATGAAATAAGTTGGGATTTATTTGAAAGTGATAAATATTCAGATGATCCAGATGAATGGAAAAATTTTGAATATGTAAAACATAATATTCAAATAGGAAAAGCATTAGAAAAAGGAATTAGGTATAGGAGATTTAAAAGATGACAAATTTAGAAAAAGCTGTCAAAGAAATAAAAGAAACATACGCTGAATATTTTATTAGATGTAAAGAGATTGGGTCTGTTAAATTGCCAAAAGGGACATTAGATGGACATGGATCAGAATATGTAGAAGCTACGAAAATTCTTTGTGAAAAAATTGAAAATATAGAAAAAAAGTATTCTGTTAAAGTTTCTAATAAAGATTTTTCACAACAAGAAATCAATAAGATAAGAAAAGAAGTTTACAATGAAGATTAATAACATCTATTTGTTTTATCTCTTGACAAACTTTAACATTTATAGTACAAATAGTATTATATCATTTTAGGAGGGTTTTTATATGAAAAAATGGATTTTGTTATTATTGGCTAGTTTAAGTATTTTATTGGTGGGGTGCACTTCAACAGAATATGTTGCAAAAAGTACACTAACTAAAAATTCTGATGTATTAAATGTTTCAGTTAATAAAGTTACTTCTAATAAATTTTATATATTATTCGAAAACAAAAGTGATGATATAGTAGAATTAATTTTATCAGAATCTACTATAAATAATAAACCTATTTATGATGAAAATGAATTAGATGAGGTTGCCAAACATAATGCACTTGCCTCAATAGGAAGTCTTGCAAATAATTTTAATTCTCTTGGAGGACAACAATATATAAAGAAAGATGATTCAAAAAGAGAATTAACTAAAAAAAGTAATAATATTGTTCTTTCACCTAAAGAAAAAGTAGAAAAGAAAGTAGGATATTCTACATCAGAAGCAGAATTTCCAGCTAAGGTAGTTATAAAATTTGAACAAAATAACAAAAAAGATTATATTTATATCAATGTGGACAAAATGGAAGAGATAAAAAAATAAAATAAACTAAGAGGAGTATAAAAGCTCCTCTTTTTTATTGCAAAGGAGAGTGATTATCTTCAAATAATTTTTATGATTATAAAAGATAATTCGTGTTTTTGGTATTGTACACGATAAAGAACAAGAGCCAAATTGTTGACATACAACGTTAAAAATGAAAGGAGCAAACAAATGAATAAAGATGAATTAATTAAGTTAGGACTAACAGAAGAACAAGCAACAAAGTTAATGGAAAAATATGGAAATATGATTCCACAAAGTAGATTTAATGAAGTTGTTGAAGAAAAGAATAAGTTAAAAGAAGATTTAACTGAAAGAGATAAACAATTATCAGAATTGCAAAAGAATAATTCAAGTAATGAGGAATTAAAAAAACAAATTACAGAATTACAAGAAAAAAATAAAGCTAGTGAGAAAGAATATCAAGAAACATTGGCTAAAATCAAACTTGATAATGCTTTAGAACTTGCTTTAACAACTGCAGGAGCTAGAAATAATTTAGCTGTAAAAGCACTGTTAAAAATGGAAAATATAAAAATGGATAATGACAAAGTTATAGGTTTAACTGAGCAAATAGAAGAACTTAAAAAAACAAGTGATTATCTATTTAAAGTAGAGGACAAAACACCACCAGCACCAACAGGAACAACACCAGCTAATCCAAATGACAGTGGGAATCCTGCTGAACCTAAAATAACATTAGGTAGTGCTTTGGGAGCAATATACAATAATAACAAATAAAATTTTAGGAGGTAAAATATGCCAGCAATAACATTAGCAGAAGTAAAACAAGGACAATTAACAGATTTAGAAAAAGGTGTAATTGATGAAATTACAAGAGGAGATTATTTATTTCAAGAAATACCATTTGACCCAATAGCTAACCCAATAGCAGGAGGAGCAGGTTGATCAACATCTTATGTATATTTAACAGATGAATCTCAAACAGGGTTCAGAGGGATCAATGGAAAATATGATGATACATTTGCTAAAAAGAAAATGAAAACAGCAGAAGTAAAAGTTTATGGAGGAGCATTCTCTATAGATAGAGCATTAAGAGACCAAGGTGGAGTAGAAAATGAAGTTGCTTTGCAAATGGGACAATTAATTAAATCAGCAAGAAAAGGATTTTCATATTATTTAATAAACGGATCAGTTGCAGCATCAGCTGAACAATTTGATGGACTAGATACTTTATTAAAAGGGACAGCTACTGATATGTTAGCTCATGCAACAGGTTTTGATTTATCAACATTTGATAAAGTTAAAGCAAATGCACTTGAATTTGCAACAAAATTAGATGAATGGATATCATTATTGAGTGAAAAACCACATGCTTTAATAGGTAACTCTAAGATGATTACAAAGATAAAAGCTGCAGCAAAAGTAGCAGGGTTATATACTCTAACTCCAACAGCTTATGGTGAACAAATAGACTCTTATGATGGAATTCCTTTAGTTAAAGTTGAAAAATATCTTCCTAAGGGAGAGACAGTAGCAAAAGAAACAATAGCTATTGATACTGCTACTGGAAACACTTCATTATATGCAGTAAGATTTGGAGAAGATGCTTTATCAGTTGCTTCACCATCTTCTGGAAAAATAATAGATGTAATTGCTCCTGACTTCAATGTAGCTTCTGAACAAGCAAGAGGACTTGTAGAATTAAGAGGAGTACCTATATTAAAAACTTCTAAATCATGTGGAGTATTAAGAAATATAAAAGTACAATAGGAGGTAAAATATGTTTATAATAAAAACTAAAAATGAAGGGTATACTGGTGAAATATCTGGTATACCTTTTTTAAATGGAGTAGCAAAAGTTGAGAACTTATCAGCAACTGATGTAGAGTGGTTTAAATCTTATGGCCACACAGTAGAAGAAGAAACAGAAAAAGTTGAAGAAAATACTGTTGAAGAAACAAATTCAGAAGAAGCAGGTAAAAATAAAAAAGGAAGATAATTATGATAGATATTGTTGTGGATAAAGTTAAAATTATAGAGGATCTAAAAAATATGTTACTTGGATATAATTATACTTTACAAGATAATGATAAACTATTTGATATTATTTTACCTAAGAATTTACAAAACCTTAAAAATATCTTAAATAGAAAAGAAGTGCCAAATGAGTTATATTATGTGTTTCTATGCAGATGTGTAGGAGAATATCTTAACACAAAATATTCCACAAATACTTTAAATATAGATACTCTTAACTTTGAGCCAATGTTAGCCTCACTTACAGAAGGTGGAGTTTCTATGAGCTTTAAGGGGAATACTAATCAAGAAACTTTTTCTAATGTAGTCCAAAGATTAATGGATTATGGAGATCAAGAAATATATAGGTATAGATTTGTGGGGTGGTAGTTATGTTTGAATATGCTAGGAGAATACTAGAAAAAACATATACTGGAAAATGTAATATCTATGGTACTGAACCATTTATAGATAAAAATGGAATATTAGATGAAAGAGAAGGGGTGTTAGTTAAATCTAATATCCCTTGTTTTCTATCATATTCCACTAACCCAGCAGTTATTCAAGGTAATTATGGAGTGGCAACATCTGTCATAAGATTATTTTTAAGTCCAGATATAGAAATTCCTTTAAATTCTGAAATAGAAGTAACTCAAAATGGAATTACAAAGAAGTATAAACATAGTGGAGAAATAGCAATGTATAGAACACATCAAGAAATAACTTTAGATAGTGAAAGGAAAACTTAATGAAGTTAAATATTGATCTTTCTGAATTTAAAAGATTTACTGAGAAAAATGTAAAACAATTAAAAGAAAACTATGATAAAGCCATTGATGATTCTTTGAGTGAGTTAGGTGGAAGGTTATTGAATAAAGTCATAAGAAAAACTCCTGTTGGAAAAAATGTAAAAGGATTGAAATACTTTGGAGATAAAACAGGAGAACTTGCAAGGTACACAAAAGGTAAAAATAAAGGCAAGTATAAAACTAAAACTATTATTACTCATACAGGTGGAAATTTAAGAAGAAGTTGGTATGTATCTAAAGTTATAAAAAGCGACGATAAAAGATTTATTACTCTTTATAATGTTGCAAGATATGCTATTTATGTTGAATATGGTCATAGACAAACACCAGGTAGATTTGTACCAACAATTGGTAAAAAACTAAAAGCCAGTTGGGTTAAAGGAAGATTTATGATGACTAATTCAGTAACAGAAATAAATAAAATTAGACAAGCAGTATTTAATAGGAATTTAGCTAAATATATGGAGGATAAAGAGTAATGAAGGTTTTAAATAATGTAGCAAAAGCTATCACAAAAAATTATCCTGGTAAAAAAATAAATATCAATGATATAACACAAGGCTTTGAAACTCCTAGCTTCACATTACAATTAGTAAATCACAGGGATACCACAATAGCAGGAGTTAAATTTAATAAAGTTTATACTGTTGATGTTATCTATCATGGAGAAAAAGACAAAGATATATTCCAAGTAGCAGATGAATTAATAGATAAAATTACTCTTGATATTCAAGATTTTAAAGTTTTAAATTATGAGATTGAAATAATTGATAAAGAAGCTCATACAATTATTGAATTAATGGAGTGTAATATAAAAAAAGTTAATTTAGAAGATGATAATTCATTCTATTCTAAATTAAAAAAGACTGTTGAAAATATCACTCAAAAAAAATGTGATTTCATTAATACAGACCTTACAGGAGTAGATTTAAAGCAAGGAATATTTATAATTCAACCTCAAGATTTAAGTGCAGAAACAATAAGTATTAACCACAAAAAACAATACGACAGAACTATAAATCTAATCTATCTTGAGGACAATTATTCAAATATAATGCCATCTATTACTTGGTTTGAAAAGCAAATGAAATTGCTATGTGAAGATTTGGAATTAAGAAAAAGTTATATAAATATGGATTATTCAGTAAGTTTTAACTATGGCAATGATGATGAAATTTATAATGCAATAGTTAATATTAATGCTGAATTAACTGTGAAAGAGAGGTAAAAATGGATATACAATTTTTAGTTGGAAAACAAACTGCAGAAGGTACTGCAAAATTAACTGGGTTAAATCAATTAGATTGTACAAATTATGGGATAGTACCAAAAGTAAATAAAACAACAAGCCAAGCAATAGGGGCTGGAAGATGGGAAAAAGATGGTTTTGTATCAAAAGTTGAAGTTAATGGAGATATAACTATTGAAGCAACAACAGGGCAATTAGAAATATTATTAGAGGGAGCAGGATTTAAAGGAACAAAAAATGCTAAAAATCATAGTTTTTTACCAGGGCCATTTAATAATTTTTTAACTTTCATTTCTAATAATAATGAAGATGACATAGCAGAATATGGTCAAGATTGCTTAGTATCTAGTTTGAAAATAAGCACACAAATGGAATCATTTGTAAATGTAACAGCAAACATAATAGGGAAAGAACATAAGGTGTTGGATAATAAAATAAATGTTACTCCAGTAGCTTTAAAAGGAGAACCATTAATTTGTCTAGGTGCTGTTATAAAAGAAAGTTCAACTGACATGACTGCTAAGATAGAATCAATAGACATAGATATTGATAATAAACTTGAAGGAAAAGGTGCTCTAAATACAGTCTATACAACTAAAATTAGACAAGCTGATAGAGGGACAGTTGGACTTAATTTAACTTTTAATAGTTTTGATAAGGATAGCTATAAAAAAGCTTATGAACTATTAAGAAAGAACACATCTTATGTTGTAGAAGTTACTTTAGCAGAAACAACAGATTCAACAAAAATAGTTAAATTAGAATTTCCAAACGTAAAAGTGTCAAATGTAGAAGCAACTAATTTAGATGGAGCTGGTGGAATGACAAAAGAATTAACTGCATATTATGATAAAGTAGCACAAACACCAGTTAAAATAACATTTGAAAATTATCATGACGCATAAGGAGTAGCAGATGAAAAAAGAAAATAAAGATGAAATAAAGGATCCTGTTGAAGAAAAGAAAGTTAGCAATATAGTTAATTATGGAAAAGATGGAGATATTATAGCAGTTGAAACAGTTGGAACATTCAGAAATATGATGAATTACTACAACAAACCTCGTGAAACTGTTAGAGTTTTATCTGATGCAAAAGCTTTTGAAACTGTTAAGATTCATTATTCTTTTGAAGAGATGCCAGAGTTTGAACTTATATTAGCACAAACTTTAAAAATCACTTTAGAAAATAAAGAAGTGGATAAGACAGCAGAAAACTTAATGAAATTCTTTGATAAAGAACCATATACATTCCAAAAAATATTGGATGAAATTAAAAAGAACTCTGAAAACAGGGGTTTCAAGATATAGAACAAGTCTATTATAAGGCTTGTTCTTTTTACATGAGAGGACATAAGACAGCCAATAAGGAAAAGTATCAAAAAATAATTAATGACATTCACAGATATAATATGTACTTTGAAACTAAAGGTATGGATAGTTCTTATTATTATATCCACAGATTGCCTTTAAATCTTGGTTATGATGAGCATCCTTATTGGCTTATTGAAAAAATGAATTTTATTTTAAGAGTAACAAATAAAACTTATTCTGAAATAAGAAAAAGGGGAAGTTGATATGAGTGATAAGAAATTAAAGACAGTTATAGAAGTTGTTGATAAGTATTCAAAAGAATTAAAAGACTTCTCTAAAAAAATAAATGAAACAAATGATGAACTAAAGAAACTTCAAGATAATTTTGCTAAGGGTAGTGATGGAGCTAAAAAACTATCAGATTCATTAAGTTTAATTAAGAAAGTTGGAGTAGGTGCAGCAGTTTTATATGTTGGTAATAAAATAAAAGATTTAGGTAAGTTTGCAATAGAAAGTGCATCTAAAATGGATGAATTAGCAAATGTAACTAGACAAGTCTTTGAAAGTTCTACAAAAGAGATAGAACAATGGGCAAAAACTATAGATAAAGAAGTTGGTAGAAGTATTTATCAAATGCAAAACTTCGCTAGTGTTTATGGTTCTATGTTTAAAGGAGCTGGATTCGATACTTCATTTTTTAAGAAGATATCTAAGGATTTAGCAACATTCACTGCTGACTTTTCTTCTTTCTTTAATGTTACAGATGATGAGGCATTTACAGCAATAAAAGGAGCATTAACAGGAGAAACAGAAGCCTTAAAGAGATATGGGCTTATCTTGAATGATACTACTATGGCAGAATATGCTTTATCACAAGGTATAAAAGAAAAATGGCAGAACTTAGATACAGCAACAAAAATGCAGTTGAGATATAACAAGCTAATGGAAATGACAACATATATCCAAGGTGATGCAAGTAGAACTATTGATGGATATGCTAACTCATTAAAGAAAGCAGAAGGATTAATAGATAATATAGCAACATCTATCGGATATAAGTTATTACCATTTGCCACTAAGGTAGTTCATATGTTTAATGGTATAGCTGAAGCTGTTGATGACATGCTTAGTAAAAAATCAAGCACTGATTATCTATTTGATTTTGTAAAAGAAAAACAAAATCTAGATGATTTAAAAAATAGATATGTAGAATTGTCAAAAATGTATCTTGAGGGTTTAGGAACTCCTGAAAGTGAAAGAGAAAGAAATGAAATATATGAAAGATTGTTAGCTATGTATCCTGATTTAATTGGAAAAATTGGAAAAGAAGCAGAAGCTTATTATAAAGTAGCAGAAGCTATTGAAGTCGTTATAAGACAACTAAAAGAAAAAGCATTGGCAGAATATGCTAGTGATAAATTTAAAGAAATTATTGCTGATACAGATAAAGATTTAAAAACTGTTCAAAAAAAGCAAGAAGAAAGAGAAGAACAGAGATTAAGATTATTAGCAGAAACTGGTGTTGATTATAGCAAAATAAGTTCAAGAAAGTTAAAAAAAATAAGTGAGCTTCATGAAAGAGCAGCTAATGGAGATGAGAAAGCACAAGAAGAGTTAGGAAAATTAACTAGAAGATATGGTGGAAGAACAAAAAAAGGATTTATTAAAACTGGAAGTGCAGGGATAATTGAGTATGCCAATGATGAAAAAACTAGAAAGAATATCAGTGAAGAAGCTCAAAAAAAGGCAGAGGAAAATTTAAAGAAAAGAACTGCTGAATTTGAAAGGGGCTATAATTCATTAGCTAATACTTTAGATATTGTATCAAATTCAAATTTAAGTAAAACCTCTACAACAAAAGAATATGAAAAAAATATTAAAGAATTAAAAGGAAAAGTACAGTCAACTAAAGAAAAGTATAAAGAAATAAATGAATTAGATAAAATAGCAACTGAAAATGCAGAACAATTATTATCTAATTGGAAAAGTGGTAAATACAATAATGCAAATTTAGAAAAATTAAGAGAAATCCATAAAAAAATAGTAGCTTCTGGAATAGATCCTGTTGCTGCTTCTGAAATTCAATCTAATATAACTCATCTAGAATCTCTTGAAGGGAAAACAGAAAAAACAGCTAAGGCTATAAAAACTCATAGTAAATCAATAGTAAAAAGTGCTGAAGATATATACAATGCTTTTCAAAAAGATTTTCAAAATCAAATAAATTATGATGATATTATTGGAACTTCTGATATAGATAAAATCAAAAATCAAATAAGTATTTTAAAAAGATATATAAAAGAAGCAGTTGATAATGGAAATATCGACTTAGCTAAGAGTTTACAAACTCAATTGCAAGAAAAAGAATTTAAGATTAAAAAGTTTGATATTGATGAGGCTTTAGATAAAGTTCAAGAAAAAATAGAAGATTTAGAAATAAATTTCAGTAAAGGAAAAATTTCTGAAGAAAACTATCACGAGGAAAGAGCGAAAGTTCTTGGAGATTTAATAAAAACTTATGAAAAACATAATATTGACTTAGAAAAATTATCTGAAGAAGATGCTAGACATTTGAGAGAATCTATTGAAATGGCTAAACAAAAGAAAAAAGCATCAGAAGATGAAGTAGAGCATTTACAAGCAATCGCATTTAAATTAAAAAAAGTTAATGAAGCTTTGGATAGCATAAATTCATTAGCTTCTTCTTTTTCACAATTAGGGCAAGTTACTGGAAGTAAATCAATAGGAAATATTGGAGGGATATTAAGTAATATCTTTAATATTGGAACTTCTTTCAATAATCTAGGTGATATTAAATCAATAGCAAAAATCTTTTCTGGTGGGTTAAAAAATTTTACAGCAGGAATGAATTCATTAAGTTCTCTTGTAGGAATAGCAACTGGAGGATTAGGTATAGTTAAAACGTTAGGTTCTGTAATAGGTTTTGGAAAAGGTAAAAATAAAGCTGCAGAAATAGATAACAGAAATAGAGAAAATGAAAACAGATACCAAGAACAAATAAAAGCTATGCAAACTCTAACTGAAGCTTTAAAGAAAAATGCAGATTATGTAAAGAATTTTACAGATAGAATTTTAACAGAAGCAGCTAAGAATCCAACTTTATCATTTTTGAGCAATAGTAATAGAAATATAGATTTATTCCAACAAGCTATGCTAAATGGTAAGCATTTTAGTGATATATCTGCATTAGAAAAAGGCTCTCAAAGATATAGCAGAGGCTTTGGAAGAAGAAAGAAATCAAAAGATACATATACTGCTGTAAGTGTTGGAGAAGCTCAATTATTAAAGTATTTAGGTTTTGATAAGACTGAACTAGATAACTTTAATGACAGTGAAATAAGACAGTTAAACAATGTACTTAAAAATGTATCTCATAATGATTTAGTAAAAGCTACTGGAAGAAACTTAACTCAATCTAATTTAGATGAGTGGAAAAAGCAAATAAGTGAGTTTGTATCACAGTTAGATTTGTTAGAAAAAGAAAAAAAAGATCTATTCAGAGGATCAACTCTTGATAGTTTTACAGGTATTGATTATTCTTCTGAAAAGAAATTAATCCAAGAGTATACAGAGCAATTTAAGCAAATGGGGCTTGTTGGAGAACAATACAATGAAACTATTAAAGAAATGGCTAGAAATAATCAAGTTCTAGTTACTGCTATGCAAGATGTAAGAGCTCAAACTATTGAAGGTTTAGCAAGTGGTAATGGTGGATTTGTAACATCAATGAAAAGCTATTTTGAAAAAATATTTAAAAATGCAAGTTCTATTGCTTATGATGTGGCATTTAGCGATTTAGATAGATACTTTAATGATGAATTTAAGAAAATATCTGAAAAGCTAGTAAATATAAAGAAAACAGGAAAGCTAAATTTTAACGATTTACTTTCTGGAATAGATTTTAGCAAATTGAAACTAGCTGAAGGAATAGAAACACAAGCTAAAAAGTCTCTTGATACTATAAAACAATTTTTATTGAGTAGAGGTATTGACATATCAATTATCAATAAAATACTTCCAAATAGTGATTTTAATGACAAATTAAATGATATGAAAAATGCTTTAAGTAATGCAATGAATGAAGCTCAAAAAGAAAAGAAATTTGACAGTTTTACAAAAAGTCTTGGAGAATCTTTATATGAAAGTACAAAGGCTAGTTTAATAAAAGCATTTTCAGAAAGCTCAGTCTATCAAGGTTTAATATCTAAGTTTGTAAACACTGAAGATATGAAAGCAGAGATAGAAAAGGCAGGTACTTTTGAGGGAGCATTTAATATCATCAAAAATAAATTAAAAGATTTTGGTTATAGATTGGAAAGTAATGGACTTGGTGGCTTTGATGCAATTAATAATAAAGATAAAGCAGACAATCAACTTGGTAATGCTTACTATCAAGACAAGTCTTCTAATGTAGAAATAAAGGTTACTAATAATTTCTATGAAAAAGTTTATGGAGTAGATGATTTAGAGGGAAGAATTTTAAAAAGTGTAAATATTGGTATAGAAGCTTGGACTAAAAAACCAAAAGTAACACCATAGGAGGAATAATGCAAAAGTTAAGTATGGAAATAGATAGCCATTTATATGTGGCTAAGATAACTAACATATCTAAGGATATTGATATTACAGATTATATAGATAACTGTGATATTACTTTACCTAAAACTAGCGAAATTTCTTCTATGGATGCTAGTTTTATACTTGATGAAAAATTAGTTGATACAGGAAATGAAGTAAAGATAGAAGTTATAGATGAAGTTGGAAATTTACTTTATGAACTACAAGGAATGGCAACTCTTGAAAGAAGAAATAAAAGCTATACAGGAAAAGAAACTTTTACATATTCTATCAAAGACAGTTATGACAAGCTATTTGATAAAGTAGTCCCAGAAACAATGGTATTTTTTGATTTATTTTTTTGTAATACAAATGATAAACATAATTCTTTACTTCATATTGTTGCAAATAAATTAGGTTTTAGAGAGGACCAAATAGATTTTAAAGATGTAGCTTTTAATGATGGAAGTTTAATGAGAGTTCCTTTTGTACTTTTTGAGCAAGATGAAAGATGGGTTGATATTTTACAAAGATTTATTAAAGCTACTGACAGTATTTTATATATTAAGAATAAAAAATTATTTTCAAGACCTCGTAATTTTATGTTAAATGAGGTTTTAAAATTTGATAGGACTAATATTATCACTGACATTGAGGAGGTCTTTAAAAGTACCTTATACAATGGAATAAGAGTAAATTATGATAGATTTATTAAATTAGAAAATCAAGTTGTCTTTAATTTAGCTCAAAAGATTATAGTTGATAAAAATAAACCTGTTGGAACTAAGGATATACAAAGTATGAGAATAACTTATACAACTTCAAGTGTATCTAATCCAACTCTAACTAAAGCAACAGCTTATTATTTTACAAGAGAAGATGATGTAAGTAGTAAAGTAGATGTCTCACTTGTGAAAGGAACTCATTACACAGTTGAGGAGTGGAAAGAAACACAGGCAATAGTTAAGTTTTTTAATCCTTACCCTTACAAACTTTATATAGAAAACTTTGAAATAAAAGGCTTACCACTTGTGAAATATCAAGACAATGAGGCTGTTATTAAGAATCCTAACATAATAGAAAAATACCAGGAGAATTTTATATCTATACAAAAAAATAGAGAAGTTCAAACAGAAAAACTTGCTAAACATATAGCATTATCTGAATATAAAGCACAAATATTAAATGATAGAATTTTTAATTTTAATACTTATTTTCTAAAAGATATTGAATTAGGAGAAGTATATAGCTTAGAACTAGAAGATATTAGCACTCTTGTAAGAGTAACAAATATCCAAATATCTTTAAAGTCAGCACAATTCAATATGAGAGTAGAAGCTGAATGTGTTGAAAATGATGGAGAATTTACTTATTCAAGTACCTTGTCTGGAAAGAGTAACACTAATTTTGTAGATTTAAAGCCTTTGGAAGAAAAGATAGATGAAAATAGTAAAAATCTAAAATTATTAGATAGAGATATAAGAAGTAAGCTTTTTAAACAGAAAACAGAGCCTAATGCATCAGATGTAAAAGAGAATGATATTTGGTTAAACCCAGACACTAATGTATGGAAGAAATTTTATAACGGAGTATGGAACTCTATTAGTGAAGATGAAATTTTACCATCTATGAAAATGTATAACTCTATTGATGGAAATATTATAAAACTACAAGGCACAGCTGATAAGGTTGGAGCATATTTGCTAAATGGCGGTGAAAAGTTTGGAAGTCTTAATGGAGAGTTAGCACATGTAACATTTGATAAATTAGGACAATTTGAAGCTGAGAATGTAAATAATAGAGTTGCTTTAAATATTAAAGACCCAGCTAATCCTAACGTTTTAACTTCGCAAATACTTTTAGGAGTTACTGACATAACAGATGAAAAATACAAAGATGTATCTTTTCAAGTAGGAGATGAAGCAACAGGGCATTATATACAATTCAAAAATAAAAAAGCAAGAGTTGTAGAGAATGGAAAAACTATAACAGATGTTAATAATTCGTTAGAAAATGGAGACTTTAATATAACTGGTAGAACTAATTTTGATGGCGCAGCAAGATTTATAAGCCGTGGAACAAATGAAGTTATAAGTATTGCTAATGGAGCTATTGATTTTTTTAGAAATGGTCAAAAATTAACTAGAATAAAAAACTTTAGATATGGAGTTGTTGCAACTAATAGTCAAGGAAGTGGAGTTGTTAATTTTGATGGTTTTAAACAGCCAATGGTTGTTCTAACAACTGTAAAATCTGCAAATTTTGGAAAAAATATGGCAAGTATATTTTGTTATGCAGAGCATTTAGGTGGAGTTTCATATCGCTTTTTTGTAGGTGGAACAAATGAAGATTATAGAGAGGCTAGTCCCATAAAAGCAATGGGAACTTATTGGGGTATGAATAATGTTGTTATTTCTACTTTGTTAGGAATAACAGGTTTTACAGATAGTATTTATTTTAAAGGAGAACTTAATAAGATATCAGGACTAAGCATAAAGGCTACTGATATAAGTAATTTTAGTTTAAATGAAAAATCAAAACATAGAAGAAAATACATAAACATTGTAAGAAGCCCAATTGTAAATGTTAAGGTAAGAAGAAATGGAGAAATAATATTTGATAAAAATTTTGGGATAGGGTTTAATTATAATTTTTTAGGTGTAACTATTGTAGAATATGCAATTAATTCAATAAATATAAGTTCACAACTTAATATTCTTAAAAATTTTTATCAAAGAACAAATGTGGGATATTCATTAGAAATTTCTGTTTTAGAAAGCAGATTAGAAGTGCAAGGAGAATTATACTATACAAGGTCTGTTGGTGGAGATAAAAATGGTAAACAAGAAGAAATGCATTATGCTTTCAATGGTGTAATTTTTAATTTAACAACATCTCATTTTAAGGGATTATCAATAACAGCAAGTGCAGAAACTTCAACACTATCTAATACAACTGGAAGTGGAGAAGTGCAATACATAGCAATGGAGGTAGATTAATGTATTTTTATTTAGAAAAAAATAGTTTATTGAATGGTCAGATAATGGTTGTATTCCAAACAGAAAATCAAATACCAAATTATAAAGAAATTACAAATTTTGGAGAATTAGTAGAGTTTAAAGGAAGCAATATCCCTTCTGTTTGGGAATATTCAAAAAGTGAAGATGTATTATACGACATAAATGATAAGCCAAGTCCTTATCATATCCTAAAAAATAAAAAATGGATAGTTGAAGATAAAGATGGCTTTAAGGAGTATTGCAATACCAAAATTAACACAATTAAGAATGAAATACTTGATTATGGATTTGATTATGAAGTAAATAATGTAAAACATAGGCAGAAATGTAGAGTAAAGGATATAACTTTTATGGCAATTACTGCTCTTGTTATGTTTCTTGTAAAAACATTCTTACATAAAGATATAACAAGAACATGGTATTTTGAGGATGATTTTGGATATGAAATGGATATGGTGAAGTTAGTTCAATTAATGTTTTATGGAAGTAACTTTGTTCAATCTGTCTATGATACAGAGAACTTTTTTAAGTTATTAGAAGAGCCAAAATTAATAAATAAAGATGATTATTTAGCTAAAATAAAAGAGTTTATGGCAGGTGGTAACTAATGGAGCATATAACAAATGTCTTAGTTTATTCAAATCGGTGTGAAGTCTTAGATAGTCATATTTTTACAATTGGAGATAAAGGTTTTCCACATATAAGATTAAAATTTTTATATATGTTTGGAGCAGAAACACTGCAAGGAAAGCAATTAGAACTTAAATATATACTTCCAGATAAAAGTTATCAAGTCGAAACAATATCTGTAACTGGAAAAGATGAAGTATTATTTCCTATCCATTATAGTGTTTTTCTGATTGGTGGCTGGACTACTCTAAAAATAACAATAGTTGAGGGAACAAATAGAATAACTTTAGATGACATAGTTATAAAAACTAAAAAAATTGAATTAGGTAAAAAATTCGAGAATAAAAAAATTGAAGAGTTAATCCAAGCAGAAATTATATCAAAAACAAAGGAAATAAAAGAAGAAGGAGAGAAGCAAAAAGAAGAAATTAAAGCAAGTAAGGAAAAAGTTTTAGAAGAAATAGAAAATAAAAGAAAAACTTTGAAAGGAGATAAAGGAGAACAAGGAATACAAGGGGAAAGAGGAAATCAAGGTGTAAAAGGCGATAGAGGAGATAAAGGAGATAGAGGAGCAGGGATAACATCAATAACAGCCACAGGAGATAAAGTAACAGTTAATTATGATGATAATAAAAATACAGTTTTTACAGTTCCAACAATTGCTGGTAGAGATGGAAAAGAAATGCAAAATTTATCTTATTCTGACAACAAATTAAAGATTACTATGAGTGATAACAGTAGTAAAGAAGTTGAAATCAAAAGTGGTTTAAGTTTAAAAAAAATATTTTTAGGAGAAATGCATATTATTGGGAGTTCAAAAGATTTTTTAGATTTAGGTACTTCTAATTGGAAAATAATTTTTATTAATTTTTTAAAACAAGATAGTTTTCCTATAACTAAAAATGCTATCATCTTCAAAAATGATAGCAATACTTATAATTTTTATTCAGAAAATGCATTAAAATATGATCTGGCTATAAAAAACAATAAAATTACAATTGTCAGTCAATATGAGCCAATTGAAATAATAATATTAAGTGTCTATATTATGGAGTGATGGAAATGAGAATAATAATAGATAAAAACAAAAGAATAACAAGTTATGCATTAATTGGAGAATTACAAGGATCTATTGAAGTAGAAAATTTTGAATTTGCACATCAAATAGATGATTATATTTATGAAGATGGAAAAATAAAATATTCTCCAAATATTGATAGATTAAAAAAGACAAAAAGAGAAGAATTAAAAACAATTAGAACAGAAAAACTTTATGAAAATATCACAGTGAATGGAGATATATTTCAAGTTAGAAAAGATGATTTGGACAATTTTTGGGAAGTTGATTATATATTAGGAACTGGAGAAGTTACAGAAACAGACACAAGAAACTGGATACTTGCAGATAATAGCATAAAAACTTTTACATATTCTCAGCTGATGAATGTTCTAACAGAGTTTATAAAAAGAAAAGCTGAAATATTTGAAAAGTTTGGAGTGCTTTCAATAAAGTTAGAAACTTGTAAATCTGTTGAAGAAATTGAAGCTATTAAGTGGCAATAGAAAGGTTTTAAAACAAAAGACATATTCTTAATAGGCTATATGGATTAAAACTCTTACATTAGCTTATTGTGAAGTCATTTTATTAAATATAATTTTTAAAGATTTTATATTTAAAAAATAGTTGATTTTAATTTTAGATATAAAAATATGAGTTTTTATATATAAGGAGGATGAATGAAAAAGGTAGCTTTAATTATAGGGCATAACGATAGAAGCAGAGGAGCATACTCACCTATTTTATTGAGTGAGTTTAAATACTGGAAAAAAACAGCAGAGAAAATAAAAGGAGAAATACCAGAAATCGTAGATGTTTATGAAAGAAAACCTAATAAAGCCTACATTCCAGAGATGAATGAAGTTTTGAAAGAATTAAATAAAAATGATTATGAATTCTGTTTAGAACTGCATTTTAATGGATCTCTTAATAGGGATGCCAATGGCTGTGAATGTTTAGTTTACTGGAAGAATGAAAAAGCTAAGGAATTAGCAACAGATTTTATGGTAAGGTTACAAAATGTTTTTGGTAGCAAAATAAGAGATAAAGTAAATGTTTTAAAAGAGAAAAAGACTATTAATGGAAGAGAAGAAGAAACTGAAAGAAAAGAAGCTACAAAAGGAATAACATTAATTCAAGACAGTAATGTTAGAGGTGGTTATGGAATATGCAAATCTAAGGATACTTACATACTTGTTGAGCCTTTCTTTGGTAGCAACAATGATGAGTCTTTGAAGTTTTCTGTGGAAAAAGATGTTGTAGATTTATTTGTTAATTTTATAAAAGAAAATATTTAATAAACAGTCTGGCCAGACAGTTATTATAAAAATTTTAGGAGGTAAAAGTATGGAATTTAATAAGTTTCAAGAATTTTGTAAGGAAAAAGTGGTTGAGTATTTTAATGAGAGAGTAGAGAAAACAGATAATACAAAAATAACAAAAGATGATGTATTTGTTGTTTGGTATTGCAAAACTCTACAAAATGCAAAAGCATTATTATCTACAAATGTAAGTGATGGAATGTACTATGAATTAACTTATAACGGTGATAAGAAAGAATTATATTTGGATGCTTATAAAAAATGGGAAAATAAAAAATTTGATGTAGAATAGGAGGTTAAAAGTATGGATAAACAATTATTATGGCAAGTTTTAGGGTATGTATTTTCAGTAGGGGCTTATTTTATTCTATCTTGGAGATATAAAGGAAAAGAAGAGGCAACTAATGAAGTAAGAAATGAAGTAATGAAACAAGAATTAGCTATACAAGGTAAAGGTCTTGGAGAACTTAAAAAGAAAGCAGTTCAAGAATTTGTTTCTAAGTTACCTGCACATATAAGAATATTTATAAATGAAAATACAATAGAAGCAGTAGTTCAAGAGTTACAACCTATATTCAAGAAATTAAAAGAAGGTAAAAATGGAAAAGAGTAAACTAATACTTAAACCTTTATCTAATGGAAAAGCTATACTGTTAGATGATTATGTTTACTCAATCAATGGCTATGATATTAAGGTATTTAGAGGTTTCATCACTGATGGAGCCTCTGTTCCTAAATCATTACAATGGTTATATAATCCTTATGGCAAATATATTAATGCGGCAGTGATCCACGATTATTTATACAGTATTTACAACAATACTGGAATTAATCGTACATTGGCAGACAAGATATTTAAACACATTATGAAAGAAACAGGTGTTGATGATAGAACTGTAAGAAGATTTTATGCAGCGGTTAAGTATTTTGGTGTAACTTCTTGGAAACCTAAATTGAAGAATGAGGGTTACAAAGACCAAGCAATAATTGATAAGACTAAGGAAGCTAGAAAATATTATAATCATTGGGGAAAAATACTGGGGTTGTAGGTGGTGCTATGGAAAAAACTTTATTAGAATATGGCATAGTCGGAGCTATTTTATTATATTTTCTTTGGAAAGATAAAAGTACCTTTGAAATGTATAAAAACACTATGCAAAGAATGACTGATTTACTAGAAGCAATTCAAAAGGAACAGTCAGAGTTAAAAAAAGATGTAGAGGAAATCAAGAAATATATAAAATAATGGGTAGGCTAGACCTACCCAAAAAGGAGTGAAGCATGGATAGAGGAGAAATAATATCGGAAACATTATTAATGTTAGGAGAAAATAGTATATACAATGACAATAAAAGTGATATGTATAAGATATGTGAAAAAATGTTAGATAGTGTTATAGACAATATAGCAACATCTAGTGCTTTTCTATTCAATGCTATCACTACTAAACTAACAACAGTAGGTCAAGTTGATGGAGAAAATAAATTTAATTTGCCTGTTGATTGTTTGAATGTTCTTAGATGCAATAAAAGTTATAGATTAGAAAATGAGTTTATATACTCATCAGAAACTGAAATCAAGATACAATATTGTAGAAAGATAGATTTTACAGAAATACCAGATAATTTATTTAATTTAATTGTAGCGATGACAGGAAGAAAAATGGCATTGGCAGTTAATACTTATAATAACAGATTAGAAGTTCTGGAAGCAGAAGTAATAAGATTAAAAAATAATATAATTGCTCAACAAGGTTTTCAATTTTGGGAGGAAGAATAATGGAGAGAGTGTTTAAAAGTAATATGTTTGTGTATGGAGAAGTAGGAGAAAGATTAAGCGGTATAAGAGAAAGTGAAATATATCAACAATCTGCACAAAAAATTGAAAATCTTATTATAAACGAAATGGGCAATTTAAAGATAGCAAAGAAGTTGGAAGCTAATAATCTTCAACATAATTTAATACAATTGATAGATACAAAATACAATTTTTATGTAGGTGTAACAAAAGACAATAAAGTTGCTACTTATAGTAAGGTGAATGGAGATATTGGGAATTTGTTATATACTCACAACATAGAAGTTAAAAATATAAGAATAATTAAAATGTGTGATGATAGATTATTTGTAATTGGAGATACAACAGAAGTTTTTGAATTCAATAAAGAAAAAGGAGAAATAGGGAAATCTAATTATTTAGATTTAATAAAAAATCCAATAAAAGACAGAGAGTCAGTAAAATTGGATATTTATAGAATTTATAGGGTTGGTAGTGATTATAGAGTAGGACTTATAGGAACAGTTGAAAACCCTTTGATAGAGGGAAAAGATGATGGAATATTTATTGCTGGAGCTAATGTATTAGTAAAAAGAATTTACAAAGTTTATAGAGCTAATGTAAGTAAAGAAAATATTGAGCCAAGATTTTTACAAGATGGAAATACTTTTGCTGTATTTAGAAATTTTTTGCCACAATTAGAACAGCATGTATTTCAAGGAAAAAATAGCTATGGAGATTCTATTTATAAAATAATAACAGAAAAAGGGTATATTTTAGGAAATGATTATATTAATTTTAATCACTTGAATTATAGTGATGTCGATAGTTCTTATGGTGGAGGATACTATAAAGCTAACTATCTTGGCAAAATAAAAGGTGAGTTAAATTATGGAACACTTTTAGATGTTTCAAAGCTAACAACAGTTGGAATATATCAAGATAGAATGGTTTTTGTAAGTAATGGTTATTTATATTTTTCTAAGAAATCTGATTATTTTGATTTTAGAAACGACACCAAAATAGACAGCGCTTTCTTTTTTAAACCTACTCCTATTAATAATATCTACCCAGAAATATTTGATATGTATGTAGGAGATAAAATATTCGTTCCAACATCGCAAGGAGTTTATGTTATATCAACTAATAACATTCTAACAAGCGGAACATATAATGTCTTTATTGCAAATGAAATAGCTTGTAATGAAAAAACTAAATATAGTTATAAAAAGTGTGCAACACTATTAAATGGAACTTTCTACTATTTGACTGATACAAATGAAATTAGATGTGTTGAGCAAGTTCCAAACTCACAAGGTGTTGAGACTTATAGTTCAACAAATTTAGAAAAATATGAACTTATACCTAAATTTGCAGGATTGGATAAACTTAAATATAACAATAAAAATTATTTAATAGCTTTTAAAGAAGAAAAGTCAGATACTTTATATTTATATGAACAGCTAGAATATAAAGTTTTTAGAAGATTTTCTTTGAAGTTAGATAAACCTATAAGTGATTTTATATTTTGTAACAAAAATATACTAGGTTTTATAGATGGAACAGCTATTAAACTTAATGAAACAGAAAACAATATTGCTAAGGCAATTTTAAGAATAAACCCACCATATATGAAAACTGAAAAAGGTGGAAGTTATAGCAATGATTATTCCTCAAGAGTTTTGAGAGTATTTGTAAAAGTCTTGAATGAAAATAAAGAAGCTATAAAAGGAATAAAAATAAATGATAAATTGGTAACTAGAAATGATATTGAGAATGATTTGTTTAGTGTATTTAAAGTAGAAACATCTTTCCCAATATTAAATGGTTTTAATATAGAAATTACTACAAAAGAAAACAATAAGATATTTGAGATTTTAGGAATAGACACAAAAATTGACATTGTAAGCGATTAGAGGTGAATAAAAAATGATAGGGTCAGTATTAAGTAATCTTGCATTAGGAATTGCACAAGGCTATGGAATATATAAACAAGGTAAGAAAATTGCAAAAGCAGGAGATGAAATAAAATCTATTTACAATGGATTAAAAGATCAAGAAGATAAATTAAAAGGTAGCATTGAATATAATAAAGCTTCTGCTAAGAAAATAAAAGGTTACCAAGATGAACAAGCTAAAATGCAATATGAATATAATAAGAAAGAAATAGGAAGAGCATTAGAGGGAAATTTAAGAGGTTTGTTAGCTGGATATGTATCAGCAAGAGAAAACTTAGAACAAGAAGTAATGAATGTTAGAAGTAAACTAGCTTTCAATGACATTAAAAATGTAGAAGATAGCTCTATAAAGTCTGACAGTATCAATAAACTTAATTCAGAAGCTAAGGATAAGGCGAACATCATTACACAGAATCAAATGAATGAGATAGATGAATTACAAAATCAAACAAATAATTATTATTATCAAAGTGGAATAAATTTTGCTAGAACACAAGAAGGAATAAATCAAAATTATTTATCATCATATAGTCAAGCAGAAATGCAATTAAAAAGAGATTTAGCACAATTAAATCAAACTATTGATAATGGTAATATGGCTGGTAATCAATTAATGGAACAAGGTTTTGGAGCAAAACTTACTGGAATTAATGGGATAACTCAATCGTTTTTAGATGCTGGAAAAACTTTTTATTTAGAAAATTTAAAAAAGAATTTATCAACTATACCTAGTGGAGACATAAGAGAAATTCAAGGAACATATAATACAGATAGCAATATATTTAAGAAAGGTTGGAAACTTAAAGGGTTTGGAAAGATAGGAGGTATAAATGGCTAATGAGTTTATAGAAAAAGAAATAACGAAAGAAAGAACAGGAGCAAATGTATCTTCTATACAAGTTGATACACAAAGTAGATATTTGCTAAACCCTACAAATGTTGAGGGAATATCTGTCAAAAGTCCATCTAAGATACCAGTTCACGAAAATATGTTTATAGAAGCAATAGGAAAGATTGCTAAGGAAAGTGAACAACTTAAACTTAATAATGAAAAAAATTTGCTTGATATAGCTATGAAAAATAAAGATTTAGAGTTTGAAGAAAAATGGGCAACAGTTCAAGACAAATATGGAGATAGATTTGAAGAATATTTAAAAGATTATAACGAAGTAATAAAATCTAAAAAATCATTAATAGTTAATAGCAAATTTCTTGACCCTACAGAGAAAAGAGCGTTTTCAGATAATGTTGATATTAATTATAAAGACTGGGGAATTAAAGAAGGAGTTAAAAGAAATCAATACTATATCAAAGAACAAAATGATATTGCACTCGCTACCTTAGAGCAAAGAAGAATTATAGGTGCTAAGTATGGTCTTAATGATGATGAAAAAGCAAAAGAAAACTATACATATATGAGAGATACTATTGAACATATAGCTAAACTTACTGGAATGTCAGAAGAAGAAAAAATAGTTATGTTAGGTAAAAATATTGGTGGAACAGAAGTAGCAAGGCTTAATAATAGAATAATGGAAATTCAAAATAGTTCTATGACAATTCAACAAAAAAAAGTTGAAATAGACAAAGTCTTAGCATATATGGATAATGAAAAAATAGTGAATGATTTAGTTGATACTACTATGGAATTTTACAAAGGTAATGATGAAAAGACAGCAAGAGAGTATTTAAAAGTTCAATTTGAGGGAGAAACTAAAAATGTTTTAAAAGGAATTAAAACACAGATAGATGAGTATCAAAAAGAACAAAAGAGAATCCAAAAAGAAAGAATTAGAGCAGAAAAACAAATGCAAAGATTATATTTAAGAAATCAAAAAATGGACCAAGCTTTAAGAAGTGAAAAGTATTCTGATATAAAAAAAGCTTTTAAAAAGAAATATGGCAGAGATATGACTGACAACGATATAGCTAATGGTATGGTTAATTTTGATTGGTCTTCTGCTGGAGATTTAGATAATTTTGACAAAGTAGAAATATTTGATAAAAATAAAATGGAAAGCTTAAAAAAGAATATTAATGCACAAATAAATAATGGGAGATTGTCAGAAGCTGAGGCAAAGAATATGGTTAGAGATTATGCTGAAAAATTATTTGAAAATGATAATGGACCAGATAAAGATTTAAAAGTAAATGCTTTTATAAAGCAGTATGCAAATAAAGAAAACCCTATCCCTTATGCCTACGGGAAAGAATATCCAGAACTTTATCAAGCTGAAAGAGTTAATAAAAATAGCAAAGGAAACTATACTAATGTGAATATTAAAATACCTGAAAAGGGTTTTATAGGTTGGTTTGATGATGAGGGTTACGATGAATGGAATGATTTAAGAAAGGATTTTTCATCTGACCCAGTATATGCAGATGCTCAATTAAAAAATTATATAATAGGAGTTATGAAAGAAGATGGATACAAAGAAAGCCAAATTAACTCAACAACAATGCAACCTTATTTGAAGAAACTTAATACAGATGAGGGAAAAAGATTAATAAATGCAAGTAAAGTTTTGAAAAGCGGTAAACCTGCACAAAGTAAAAAAACAAATACTGCAAGCACAAAGAAAAATAAAATGGGTGGATATTTAAGATAAGGAGAAATTATGAGTCTTTTAAAAGATATATTAAATGGTAAAAAGGAAATGCCTGGTATTGTGAGTGAAGAACAAGAAAAGAAATTTGAAGAACAAAGAAAAAAAAATAGTGAGAAACCTATTTCTCTACAAGATACAGCTTTGTTAAAAGGAATTGAAAGAAATATATCTAATCCAATAAGAACTGGCTTTGTTAAAGGTTTAACACAGGTAGCAGATTTTATTGCAGCACCTATGCCAGAACTTGTAAATGGAAAATATACAGATAACTATGATAAAAATTATGAAGAATATAAAAAACAAAGAGAAGAAAATGGTTGGGGAAGTTCTGAACTAAGAAAAACAGCTATTGAAACTATTAAGAAAAATAGAGAAGAAAGAGCAAAATTTTTAAATAGTAATTCTAAAATAGATAAAGGAATTATGATATTTCAAAATATTTTAGAGGGTGCAGCTTCTCCTACAAACTGGTATAACCCTAATGGCTTTTTAACTAATTTAGCTTGGGATGTTCTTCAAGGTGCAGTTGATACTACTTGGGAAAAAACAGAAATAGAGGGTAAAGAAATTAAAGATTTTGGAAAAGAAGATTTAAAAGAATATGCCTATGGTGCAGCGACAAGCATAGCAATACACGGAATAACTAAAGTAGCAGGAAGATACATTTCTAAAAAAATGAATAAATTAAAAAATTCAGATGTCGATGTATCTGGAAATACAATATCAAATGCAGTTGAAGAAACTCCTAATACTCCATTAGAAATTATACAAAATGAAGTTAATAAATATGGGCCAGGAGCAACTAACCCAAAGGCAGTTATAGAATTAGCTGAAAGGTTAGAAAATGGAGAAACAGTAGGCATTGAAAGAGGTAAGAATTTTTCACAAGAAGTAGATGATTTTTATACTAATATAACTGAAAAAAGGATAGATAAAATCCATAATGAAATGCAAGCAGTTTTTAACAAAACTAAGAATGCTGAAAGCAATGCTAAATTTGAAGAAAAGATATTTAAAGATGGAGTACCTGTAAAGGAAAAAACTAACGATATAAACGCTAAAGCTTCTCTAAGTAAGACATTAAAACCTATTAAAAATAAAATTAAATTAAATTCTAAACAATTAACAGCTGAATATAAAAGCAAACTTGCATATATTCATATGGAAAATGGAGGTAGTGCTAATTTTTCTCGGATAGGAGATTTGAACGAACTTATCATAACTGAAAATAACATAGACGGAAAAATATTTAAAGGAATGATAAGAGGTTATGAAGATATACCTGAAAATTTAATACCTTATGCTAATGAGTTTAGAAACATTGCAGATGAATATACTAATTTAAAATATGGCACAGACTTATCTAACAAAGGTTATAATTTTGATATTGTCTATGACAAAAACCAAGCTATGTCAAATTTAAAAATAGCAATAGATACTGATGATTTGAATGCAAAAAAAGTTGTAGTTGATAATATATTAAAGAATACTGAAAAGAAAGTTTATTTGACAGAAGCACAAGCTAAACAGTTTAAGGTTGGAGATACGGCAGGAATATATGTTCTTGATAACCAAAATATTATTGAAAAATTAAGAAATGATATAAATGCAACTACTCTTGATATAAGAAAAAATGGAAAGTTAGTAGGATACGAGAGTAAAAATTGGAAAGATGTTGCAGTTCAAAATGCACCTTTACCAGAAATGGAAAAATATTTTAATGCTAAAAAATTAGAATTAGAGGGCAAAGCATTAACTCCAAAAGTTAAAGCTTTTATAGAAAATTATGAAACAAAATCTATGAATTGGCTAGATGGTTTTTTGAATGAAATAGACGCAGAAGTTGATCCTGTTAATTCTTTAAACAGAATATACAAACAAGTGATTAACGAAAAGAGTGGACTTAATACATTAAGAGAAAGATTAACAGGAGATTTTGACAGAATAGAAGTTAATCACAGTACAGATACTGGAAAAAATAGATATGTTCAAAATAACAAATCATTAAAAGAAGCATTGGAAAATGAAACTCAGCATTTATTTGAATTGGATGCTGATGTATCTACAAGAAAATTTTCTGATATGTCAGTTAGTGGAAAAACTATGTACAACACAAGAAATTTAATGATGTATAAGTTTTTGTCAAATTTGAATTATCTTAAAGAAATAGCCACTAATAAAGAAAGAATTAATTCTGGACTTATAGATTTAGGTTTTAATGAAAGAGTTGGGGTTTTCCAAAGTTCAAAGGAAATGTTGAAAGCAACAAAAATTGTTTCTAAGAAATATAAAAATCTAAAAAACATTGACTTAGATACAATAACAAACCCTCTTGAAAGATTACAAATAGAAGCTTATATTGATAAGGTTATGGAAACTGAAGTTGATATGAGAGGGTACACAAAATCTAGCGTATTAAAAAATGCTGGAGAATTAGGAGCAAAAGGGCAAACAGCTTCTGATATACAAAGAATAGCTTTAGCAGAATATTTCACGGCTAATGCTATGTATGATGAATTTACAAAATTTAAAATAGAAGATGTTACACCTACTATGAAGCAGGTCCTATTTGATATGGGCATAGATAATAATATAAAACTAAAAGCTATTCAAGATGAGATACTAAGTACAAATAGTGTTACAGGGCTAATAGATGTTGTAAAAGATAGAAATAATACATCTAATGTAAAAAGTTTATTTGAACAATTTGCTGATATAAATGGAAAAGAATTAAATGCTTTTAGTGGGCATACAGTAGGATTAAAAACAGATAGTCTTGTTAGCAGATACTGGGCTAATTTTAATGGTATGTTTAGAATGTACAATATGAATTTGTTAACAAGAACATTTGATAGATTAACAACTTATATTGATAGTGATGGTTTTACAAGATATAGATTTTTAGTTGATAATACTCCAACACTTAATAAAACAAGTTTTACAGGTTTAAAAAGTTGGAAAACAGGCTCAAGATTAATTCATTCATCAACAACAGCATTAGAAACGGCAGGACTTGTTTATGGTGTTGGTTGGCTGACTGGTAAAATAACAGGGACTACAAAAGACGAAATGATAGAAGCAAAGATAGATGCTTTAATGCATGGTGAAGTATCAGACACTGTCCTTGATGTAATTACAACAGGCTTAGTAGATAATACAGGGCTTGAAATCACAATTGGTGGAGAAAATGTTGTGGCTAGTTTTTTCAATCAAAACTTTAAAGGCCTAAAAAGAGATATGTCATCAAGTTTATCTCCTATACAAAAAATAACTTATGGAGCATTATACTTAGTTTCTCCTAATGCAGTTTCAAGAGGTATAGATAATATCAAATTTGAAAAGAATATACCTAATAGACTTGATACATCAAGCGAGTATTTAAAAGAAAAATGGAAATATAAATATAAAGAAAAGGCACAAGCTGAACAAGACGAAGGATTATTGCCAATAGAAAAATTAGGACTTGCTGGACTAGGACTTTTATATGATGGGGGCAAAAAAGCTTTTGACAGTATTTTAAAAGAAAAAACAGATTTTCAAGAATATTTTAAAAAACACCCTGAACAAGCTGAAAGATTTGGAGAGTTTAAAGAAGATACTCCACAAGAAGCTAAAATTGCTTTGGCTAGTGGTATTATGGAACTAGCAGAGTACGGGGCAAGAAATGAGCAACTTGATGAGATTCTTTCAACAGCAGATACAATAGAAGAAAGAGAACAAGGGTTAAAAGAATATGGTATGGACTATCAAACTCAACTTACTAAAATGGATAAAAATAATAAACTTGTGTTCCATGCAGTTATGTCTTATGCAGAAATAGAAAGTCCCGAAACAATTATACTTGCTATGAATGAATTTAACGAGTTAAAGACTAAGGAAGAAAGAGAAGCATTTTTGAGTAATTTTATAAGAGAGGATCAAGTTGATGATTTTAATAATTTCTTAGATAGAGTTATGGAAGATAAAAACAAAAAAATGGATAGTATCTATGATAGAGATTATTCATATGGCACTGAGGGATATATAGAATTTTTACAAACTTTAAGAAATGAGATGTAATAAAAAAGTCCAGTTATTAGCTGGGCTTTTATTCTAATATTATTAAATTTTCTTGAGCAGTTATTGAAGCTAGTATAGAATTTATAGGCATTGAAAAATTAATATTATATTTAATTAATTTGTCTGTCGTAACTTTTAAAGATAAAAAAGTTCTTAATGTTCCTGTTTGTGCATTACGAAAAGATTCTACTAATCTTGAATTATACAGCGAATATATTTCTTCTCTTAAAAAATTATAAAATTCAATAAGTTTATCTTTTTTTATTTCTTTTTCTTCAGCCACTTCTTTAGTTCTAATGTCTAAGTAACACATTATGGTTAACATTTTATTTTTAAAAAAATCTTCTTTTATAATTGATTCTTCAATCGCTATTTTAATAATATCGGTTCCTTTCATTAAATCAACTTCTGAAAATTCATTTTTAATTTTTATTTCATTCATAAATTATCACACTACTTTTCTTCATCTATTTCTAAATGTTCATCTAATATTTTTTTAAATTCTTTCATCAGAAATAATTTAGCTTCTTCTTTATTAATTACATCTAATGAAGTTAATCCAATACAACCATTAAAATTAATTCTTAAATTTTCATCACCTTGTAGATTTATTTTTATATTTCCTATCTTCATATAACACCTCTTTTATATATAGAACCATTTTAGAACCAAAGACAAAATATTAAAATAGATTTTCTTTTAAAATCAATAGAATATTGTATGTACTTGTACTATTCCCACTCAATAGTAGCAGGTGGTTTAGAAGAAATATCATAAGTCAATCTATTAATTCCCTTAACCTCATTCAAAA